TCTTTTATCTTTTCATCAAGTTCAGTAATAGAGGAAGTTCTCATTTCATCAGACATCTCTTGCTTACAGGTAGGACAAGAATTATTCTCTTGGAAAAACTTTTTCTGGTTTTTATTACTATCGATCTTACCTCGTATTTGACCGCCGAGAGATATTAGTTTTTTCTTTTCTCTGTAAGTTTATCTAAGTCAACCCTAGTAGGACCAGGCATATTAATTTCTTCTGCAAGTGCTTTTTGCTTTTCGGTTAATCCATTAACTTCTTCTTGCAGAGTTTTTATATCTTCTGTTAACTCTTTTTTCTTTTCTTCGTCAAGTGCATTAAGTTCTAGTAAATGCTGATTTTTTAAAACTATTTTCTCATTTAATAATTCTATATTATGTTCAGTTTCTTTTAGCTCAGCTCGTAGTATATTGTACTTATCTTTAAGAATGTTATTCATTTTAGTAAATACATTAATATCTAAAAGCTCTTCGATAACTTGTCGACGATGCCAAGTAGATAATTGCATAAACGGAATAAAGTTTGAAGAACCAAGAACTACAACTTGATGAAATGATTTATGATTTAACTTTAGAATATTTGTTTCTAAAATTTTCTGATAATCTCGAGCATGAGATTCTTGATTTAATAATTTTCCATTTCTGTAAATTTCAAATTTATTTGGTTTAGCAGCTCGAAAAATATGATACTCAGTATTACCAATCGAAAAGTCAACTGTAACTTCAAGATGCTTATTATTAATAGAATTAATAAGTTGTCCTTTATTAATTGAGCGATGTGGTTTACCAAATAATCCAAATGATAAAGCATCTAGCATTGTAGATTTACCAGAACCATTTTGTCCAACTACTAATGTAGATGAATCTTTATTTAAATATATGGTTGTTGGTTGATCGCCAGTTGAAAGAAAGTTTTTATAAGTAAGTTTTTTAAATACTATCATAATTTTGTGCTTCTACATATAATTCTTGTAGCATCTTTTTTAGTGTATCATTATCTAAATCTGTTTCTGTTGCATCGACATAACTATTCAATAGTGTAGTTGTATCAACTGTTGAGATTTTGTCGTCCTCAACATTATCACCACTATATTCTTCGAATGTCTCTAATACCTTAACCTCGTATGGATTGAAATTATACACTTTTTCAAGGAATTTGTCAAACTCAAAAAGGTCTTTCTTTGAAGTAACTATGACTTTAATATACTTACCTTTAACCATATCTTCGCGAAGTTTTATTGGCTCATCGTCCCAAACTAATTTTTGATATAAATTATTTGGATTTCTTACTGGAGTCATTTCGCGAGTGTTGGTATCAAATATATGAAAATACTTAGGATCGCCTGCATCGGACCATGTCAACTCAAATTGTGTTCCAAGATATGTAATATTATCTTGAGTTGATTTAGTGTGATAGTGACCAGAATAAACTGCTTCGAATCTTTTTAGTTTACTCTTATCCATACCGTGCGATTTAATATTAGCATTAGCCATATATTTAAATCCACCGAGCTCAAAGTGTCCCATAATAATTTGCGACTTTGTATTTTCTAAAAAGTCCATACACTCTTGTTCGTTCTCAGCACATATCCATGGTACAAGACCAATAGTCATACCATTATTATTTGGATTATAATCGACACATTGATCGTATATAGTAACACAGTCATCGTATTCGTGTAAGAGTTCTCTTAATGAATTAAGCTCATTTGTGTTCTTATAATATACATCGTGGTTACCAGGAATAATTGTCATGTGTATTCCTCTTTCACGAAGTACGTCAAGGAATACTCTTTTATTATGATTCAAGGCTTTAAAGTTTATAAATTTACGATGCTCAAAATAATCGCCAAGGTGAAGAATTGTATCTATGTTATTCTCTTTTAAGTAAGGAAAGAATACATTAGTATAAAATGTTTCAGCATTATTTAGAAATACATCGCTTCCATTTTTGACACCACAGTGGGTATCATTAATTATAGCGATTTTCATTCACTTCTTTCTATTTTAAAAATTCGTCGATTGGACCAGATGTTTGTTTTCGTGCCTTTTTAACTTTCTTTCCAAAGTCTTTTAGTTTATTATCACGATCACGAATCTGTTGAGTCTTATGTCTGATTCTATCGATTACATTACCAGACTGATCTTTATATTCGCTAAAGTCTGCAAAGGCTTCTGCACCAGCATAATCCATATATAACTCTTTAATATCTTGTTGTTTCTTTTCTTTCGCGATTCTTCGAAGAAATGCGTAATAAGATATCTGAGTGAAATATGCAAATGCATTTGGTAAACCAGTTCGTGTAGCTTTATTGATATCATAATTCATAATAGCTTTAACACAATTCTCTACAGCATCCATTACCATTTCTTCACGATAAGTATATGCAATAAAGTTTGGTTTATGAGAAAGACCTTCAGCAATTTTTAGAAAACATTCACCAATGTAATTAGGAATAATTGGCTCTTCCTTTTTACTATTTCGTGCGTCTCTTACTTCCGTAACATAATCTACTACAGATTGACTGAACTCTTTATTATTAACGTAGTGTTCTTTTTTTCTCTTCATTGTTTATATAATATATCAAAAAAGACCGTAAAAGTAAATCAAAAAAAACTATTATTTTTCCTTTACATTCCTTGACAACTTTGGTATAATTGTTTTGTATCAGACAGGAATTATATATCTTCTTCTGGTGGCCACGGTTTAGGATGCCCATCCCAGCCAGTCCACGGTCCCTTTTTCTTCTTTTGTTTAGGGATTAATCCAAGCTTATCAAAGAAATCATTAGAATCAACTTCAGGAGTAGAAGTTTCTAGTTCTTTGTGTTTTTGCATTACTGAGTGTAAGTGAGCTAAAAGGTTAAACTCTAAATATAATTTCTTTAAGTCATAAGGTGCAAGACTCTGAGCTACAATTTTGCTATCTCTTAGATGTACCGTCTGCCCAGGTTCGATTACAGACCATTCTCTAAATGAGTAACCAGTGTCTTCATCGACCAGCTGCATGGGTGCTAAGATATAAACAATTTCACCCTGCACATCGTAATCAACTTCTTCTGCAACTATATGACTACCATCTACTAAATGATAAGTGAATATTTCTTTTGCCTCTATCTCGCTCTTTGTTAAGATTTTCATAATGGTACCTCGTGTGTTTCAAAGTTAAGCTTCTCTCGGGCGTATATCTTTACTCTTTCAATCGCGTGATTTAGAGTATAATTTTTTCTCTTCTTCCAAGATAGATCATCTGCTAAATTATACACCACAGTTATTTGGCCATTATCAGATTTTCTTAAACCTCTACCTATTGATTGCAACACTCTAACTTGAGACTTCGTTGGTGAAGCAAATATTATATTGTGTAGGTTTCTTATATTTATACCAGTTGAAAATGTACCAACTGAAGCTACAATGATCGCATCTTTTTCTTTCTCTGTGATCTCACGAATTTTTTCTCTTTCATCAGCATTTACAGAACCTGACACATAAAATACTTTTCTCTTACCTGCAGCTTTCATTATTAAATTGTGAAGTGGCTTACCGTGTTTCTCCACTAGATTATATAATACCAACGTGTTTCCTTTTTGATCTAGAGCTAAATTTTTTATGAAATTATTTCTTTTCTCGTGGCCTACGATATAGTCTATCTCTTCTTGGTATTTCTTCTTGCCAAACTCTTTTCTAGCTTGATCACTATATTTAATGACTAAGCTTTCAATTTTCATTTGAGCTAAAGTATCTTCATCCATTAACTTCTTAGTTGTAGTTACTTTATATACTGGTCCAAAATTACCTTCTAATACTAGCTCATGAACTTGAGAGCCGTCTAATGTTCCAGTAGTTCCAAATCTAAGTTTAGCATTAGAAAGTTTACCCATTATGCTGTTTAAAGATTTTGCTTTAAAGTTGTGAGCTTCATCTCCTACTACTAATCCATAATCACTAAACCATTGCTTAGGTAATTTAAAAATACTCTGCCAAGTTGTTATGATTACTCTTTGTTCTAAATTAATTTTTTCTTTGCCTGAGTATATTCGATGCATATCATCTTCATCAAACCATTTATCTTCGGAAGCATAATCTAAAAAATCTTTATACATCTGTTCTACCAAAGAAGTTGTGGGTACAACAATTAAAGCTTTCTTATCAAAGTTTTCCAAAAACCATCTAATTAAAATATAAATGATAAGAGATTTACCTGAGCCCGTAGGAGATACCAATACAGCTCTTTCATTTAGAAGAGCGTGTTTAACAGCATCTATCTGATAATCTCTAGCTTCTATTCTTTCGCCATTAGCACATAAAGGAAGCTCAGAAATAAACTCATCGATGTTTTTCTTTGTTACTCCACCTAATAAAATAGAATCGTCAACATCACATTTATATCCTCTTTCATCTGCAAAGTTAATTACATGCTGAAATAGACCCGCGGGCAGAGTATTATTACGAATGTTGAAAAGTCTAATTTTACCGTCCCATACCTTATTACGATATGAAGGCATAAACTTATAACCCTCAGCATAAAAAGTAAAGTGCTCAGCTAATTCTCTTATTGAACCTGAGTCGTCCGGCGAAGTTATTCGTAAAGAAACTTCATCTATTTTACGTACCTGAAACAAATTTCTTCCATTCAATGATATTTTTAATATGGGTATGTCTCCATCGTAGATTATTCATAATCTCCTCAAGAGTGTTAGCAATTGCTTTTTGATATTCAATCTTTTGCTTTGCTTTTACCATATCCGCATCAGACTCATAATAATATTCGAGTTCTGATTTAAGAGGTTTAGTTCCGCCTCCAAACGGATCGTATGCCCAACCTCTATCGTCCATATCTTGTTTGGTCATCTTACCCGTATAATACAACCACTTATCTTTCTTAAGTGTATCAAGGTCAGAATCAAGTTTAGCTAATTGTAAACGAGTTATATTTACTAACTCTAAATATTTAGCATGAAGTTTTGATGTTTTCTTTGTTTCGTCGTCAAGTGCAAGATCATCAATTTGTGAATCTTTCTTCCACATTTCCATAATGTCGTCTAGTTTCATAATATTATTTATACTATAATTTTAAACCTATCATATCTGAAGGTTATATCAGTTTGTAAGTAATCAATTCCAGTTCCACTAGTTGTAAACTCTACTCCACTTAAAGAAGTAGGAAATGCATTAGTGAATTGTATTTGTTTATTAGTTTGATTGTGGCTTGATAATATGGATAGAATCATATCGTGTTTTTCTATCTTTGTTTCATTATCAACCATCCATTTATTCAACTCAACATAGTTAGCCATTGTCTCGTCGATTGCTATTCGGAGTGTTATAGGATCAAATGTAATTGTATCACCCGAAACATATCCAATAGCATTTTTGTAGTTTACCTGAGTCTCTCCTAGATTCATAGAAGGTAGAGAAAAAGATGTTACAAAAAATTCTGTTGATGCAAACTTCTCCCTATTAATAGTTAATTTAAAACCATTAGGAGCTAGAAGATTTAAATTCTCTGTTAAATTGTTATTAGTAGCCATATAGTTATTTATATAAAAAAAGGGCTCCGATTTGGAGCCCCTTTATGAAAGGTTAGTTTAACTATCCTTTATTACTCACCAGCGTTGATGTTAGTAACAGACATCTTACGGAAGTATTGGTTAGCACCTTGTGTGCCAATACCAGCAGCTAGTCCAACGAATGGGTGCTGTTGTAGACCGTAACGAGTCTTGAATGCCATTTTAGGCTGGAATGAAGCTTCATCTACCGCACGAACCATAGTTAATGGTACGTAAGGACAGTAGAAGATACCTGCATCGAATGGATTAGTACCTCTGTAACCAGTTGTTAGATAATCCTGGCTTGCGTATGGGTCAATGTAAACTTTCATACGTCCACCAAGTGTACCAGCAAATGTGTTACCAGTGTCATCGACTTGTAATCCATTAGCAGTTGCCATTGAGTAATCCAATGCGCCTGAAGCAGCTAGTGCTGAAGCAACGTTAGAAGAACAAAGAACGAAGTTACCTTTTCCTCTACGTGTTTCTTTAGCGATTTGGTTAGCTTCAACTTCTAATTGGAATACAAGAGACTTGTATTTTTCAACCATCCATCTGCCGTCAGCATCAGCTTTAAGGTCGAAGATACCGTCGCCGAATGTATCACCAGTGATAGCTGTCGATGTACGAGTACTATTAGCGTGACCAATTTTAGCTACGTGGTTAATCGAACGAATAACTTCACGGTTAATTTCAGCCAAGATTTCTGCTGAAAGAATGTTAGCTAATTCTGATTCTGCATCTAGACCATGTACTGCTTTCAAGTCTTGAGCTAATTCCATTGAGTATT